CATCGCCTGTATTAAACTTGATAGGTGCATTAGCATATGTGCATAAGTCTTGACATGCAATAGGTAACCCGAAAGCACATGCTTCAATATACTTTAAATCACTCTTAGACTTATTGAAATTATTGTTCTCTAATGGTGCAACCATCATATTGATATTAAGATCAGATATGGCTTGACCGTATTCAAATAATCTTTTCCATTGATGGAATTCAATCTTGCCGCTCTTAATAAGGTCCATTAATGATAATGGGAAAGCTCCTAAAAATACCCATTGGTACTTATCTACCGTTCTACGAATGATATCATTTACATGGTAAAAGTCATCCTTTTGACCTACTCTATTATCAACGTCAAAGTGAGCACCAGAACCGGCGTATAAAATACGAGGCTTCTTTTTAAACTTATCCAAGTTGTTCATGTTCTTGGTAAGATCGTAATGGTTACCTAACCAGAACTTTGGCATAAAATTAGGAATAACGGAAATGTTCTTATTACCTGTCTTGTCCATATAATAATCTTTCATGAAATCACAAGTAACTGTAATTTCATCACACATGGACATAATAGCTTGTGCAGATTCTCTAATTTCAGGATTTACAAACGCTGGTTTATACTTGTTATAATCTGGAATATCTTCCTTAAAGCAAAGGTCATCAATCTCGTACATAACTTTCATACCAGTTTGCTTTTTGATTTCCATTAAGAACTTAACGAACTCTAACTGCTGTTTTGTGGCTTGTCTCTGAATTCTAACACCCTTAGCCATAATATAGTAACGAGGATCTAAGTTCATAACTGTAGTTCCGTGACATACAGCCTTCATATGAGCGTTCATTACCTGTTCAGGCCAAATCATTCTCCAGTGGCCACAACCACTATAGTCAGCATAATAACTTAAAAATCTTGGTAGATCTAACTCCTTAGGTCTCTCTGGGTTATCCGAAGCAGCTGGTTGTGTTGGTGGTTGTACAGCACCAAATGGTGATGCTCCACCTTTCTTTAATTGAAACGGTACGTTAGGTTGCTGAAACGGAATAGCAGTATTAAACATAATAAAATTTATAAAAGGTTATATATTAATCAACAAAATTAACTCTACGGGTTATACCGTTATGCTTCTCTAAAAAGATGATATCGCCTGTTGCTGACTTTATGCTTTCTTTTCTATGGCTAATAATAAAGATGCATTCGTTAAACTTTTCACTACGTTCTTTAAGAATATCAAGCACTAAATCTACACCTTTTTCATCTAAACTACTATCAAATAGTTCATCATAAATGCTAATATTATAGTGTACATCACCTTGTGATTTACGCATATCCATAAACGAAAATAAACAAGCCAAGTCTATAGCCTTACGTTCAGCACCTGAAAAGTTATTGTATGAACAAATTTTACCTTTTTCGTTTAATATCTCTTCTTCAAAGTATTCGTTAAACACACAGATACTATTACTGTCTAGCTTCTTTAGGTAATAAGCTAGTTTAGCATTAAAGCTCTGTAGTATCTTCTTTACTATATAACTCTTTACACCTTCTTCACTTACTACAAACTTTACAACATCTAATAAGTTAATAGTCTTTTTAATCTTTTCTATTTCACCTTTAATGTTTTCTAATCTTGCTTTAGTTTCAGTAATAACATCATTGAATGAATCGTTATGCTCATTTAAATGTGAGATATTATCTTCTAATTGTTTGTTTAGATCTTGTAAATCAGTAATACGTTTCTGTAAAAGCTTTCTATTTTCTATTTTTACTTTTAAAGCATTTAAGTCGTCATTAATTTTAGATATATGCGTTTTAATTTTAATCTGTTTACTTTTATATGTATCGGTATCTTCTTTCAGTTTAGTGCAAGTAATAGTACTGGCATCAATTTCAGATTTTAACTTACTCTTCTCAACTTCAATATGCTCTCTATGAGTAACGTCAATAGGTCTTAAACAAGTAGGGCATACATCTAATGAGGTGCCAATCTTACTTAACTGTGATTGCTTTTGTTTTATAGTACTATTAAGTTCAGTAGCTTCAACAATAAGCTTTTTAATTCTCTCATCTATAGTGTCATAGCCTTTATTAAGTGTTTCAAGTTCACCCTTTTTGATACTAAGATCAATATTTTCAGACTTTGATAACTCAGTATTAACCTTTGCTATCTCATTATTATTAGATTGAATTTTATTAGTAAATTGCGTAATTTTAGTTTCTCTTTCTTTAACCCGCAATTCTTTCTGCTTTTCGTATGTCTGTATAGAGTTTTCTACTTCATTATATTTTGTTAACTCAATATCATGATTACGTTTTACTTCATTATATTCGTCTCTCAGTTTATTAAGCATCTGAGAAAAAATCTGTAAATTGAATATCTGCTCAATAAACTTTCTCTTTTCTACCTTACCTTTAGCCATAAAAGGTATAGTATTGTTTAATGTCATGATAACGCAATTTTGAAACACTTCTGAAGATGATGATAGAACAGCTTCAATATACTCTGTCGTATTAACAATACTATCACGTGTTCTATCTACCCCATCTTTAAACACATAAAGCTTTGAGGGATTTAAGGTTCTAACAATAACAAAGTCATTATTACCTTTTGGAGAGTTCACGTTAAAAGCTAATTGAACTTCACATACCCCGTCAGTTAAGTTATTGACAATAAACTCCTTTTTAATCTCTCTTATAGTAGTGCCAAATATAGCAAAGTATAGTGCATCTGCTATAGTAGATTTACCTACCCCGTTACGTCTATCTTCCTTATCACGGTTAACACCAGTAATAATATGAAGCCCTTTTCTAAAGTCCACGACTACTTCGTCTTCGCCAATAGATAAAAAGTTTTTTATCTTTAGCTGATTAAATGTTACGTACTTCATAGTTTAGATCTTAGATATAATGCTGTTGTATACTCAATAACTTCACTTTTATTAGTGATGTCTAATAAGTTTATAAACTCTTCTATTGCTTTTTCAACCACTACTCCTGATAAATCTAGTTCTGCTGTATTTTCAAGCTTAATTTTATTGTAATTGACATCATAATCTACTCTTAATTCAGTAGGCTTGTAAGCAGTCATCTTAGCCACTAAAGCATCCAAATGTTCAGTGCTAATATTTTTATCAATTATAAGCTTAATAATGTTATTTGGTAAAGTAAGCTTACAGTACGTTTCAAAATCTGTATTGGTAATAAGTTCAGATAAAGTTAACTTAATATGTTTAGGTGAAAAAGTATTTTCAACAAACTCATACTTTAATGAATCAATATCTAAAAAGTATATGCCTTTTTTCTGATAACTGTCGCCAAAATCCATTTCAAAAGGATTACCAGCATAAAGTATTGTTGAGTTATTAATCTTCTTCTCATCTCTTAAATGGAAATGACCAGATATAATTAAAGGTGCTTTAGTTGCTAATGTCTCAGCATCATCACCGTGTTCACATACTTTAAAAGCATTCATTTGGAAATTTTGCAATTCAAAATGACCAAATATAATATCAGACTTATTAATATCAGATACTTTTGTACCCCAAGGACAAAACGTTACCTTTCTATTACCAGTACTATGTGAACTTAAAACATCACACACCTCAACATTTTGTCTGCCTTTTAAAATTGATAAGCTATTAATTTCAGAAGTCTCTTTATAGTAACAGTCATGGTTACCTGTTATCATATAAATTTTATAATCGTTTAAGATATCTAATACTTTGTTACCAATATCTAATGATAATAAACTAATTTCATCTCTATAGTGAAAGTAATCACCGCAAAAGACAATCTCTTTGATACCTCTTTTATCTACTTCTTGTTTAAACCATTTAGCCCACTCTATAGTAACATCATGCCAAAAACTTGAATTTTGGTGAACACCTATATGTAAGTCTGTAAAAATTGCTACTTTATTATTCATTACTTGAACCAGATGAATCTCCGTCGCTATCACCGTCATTGCTCCAATCAGTACTATCTGGCTTCACGTAAATGTTTGCATCAGAACTGTCATTCAATTCTTCTGCGTAAAATCTACTCTTATACTCATTAATTGCTTCAGTATGCTTCTTTTCTTTCTTGATTCTATTAATGAAAGCATGGAATGCAATTGTGGTAAAATACGAAAATGGATTATGTTCTGACGTCACATCAAATTTATGATTCTTTACTGCTGTAAACATCTTAACCAAAGCATCACCAATCATCTCATCTTTATAAGTGTAGTTGATAAAATTGGATGAGTAACTTAACCCGTAAGCTATCTTACTGATAGATTCTGCTAACAGGTCTTCACCCTTACCGTTTTTATAGTACTCTGTTAGTTGCAGTTTAAACACTGCAGGATCAACATAATATTCAGTTTTCTTTGGTTTAGGACCTCTTTTAGCCATAGGTGTATTATAGAACAGTACCTTTACTTTTCAACTATCTTACCTTCTTTATAGATAATTTTTTCTAATGTATAAATTTCTTTGCGTTTTATAGCATGTTGTTGGCTATATTGTAATAAATCCGTCAAATCATATATAACAAGCTTGTCCTTGTTTTGATTCAAACGTAAGCCTCTACCAATTGATTGAATAATGCGTATAAAACTTTTACCACCTGAAGCAAAAATAATATTATGTAAGTTTTTAATGTTAACGCCTGTAGAAAATATAGCACTAATTGCTATACATACAACATTATCACTTTTTTCCATTTCATTTATTACTTTTGTACGGTCCTCCACCTCAACTTCACCTCTTATAAAGTAAACCTTTTTGGTTTTAAGGGAACTTGTAAGGTAATCATACATTGCTTGGCCGTGAGCAATATGATTAACGAGAATTAACACGTTATTATTGCATTTATTGCAAATAGTTGATATGATTCCGTTCCTAAAACTGCTACTATATATAAAATCCAATTCGGTTTTAAACTTATTAACGCCCGGTACCGGCTTAACTTTGTCTTTGTAGCCAATTTCAATGATTTTTATTTCAGCATTAGTTAGATAATTTTCTAATCTCAATTCGTAGCTAGATTTTTCATAGAAAACTGAACCTAACTTACCAATAATGTTCCATTCATCTGGTTTATTATCAGGTAAGGTACCCGTTAACCCGTATTTGTTGTTAGTTTTAATACTATTGATAAGCTTATTAACCTTGTTTCCTTTTTTAAGTTTGTGGCATTCATCCACAACCAACACGTTTACGTTAAGGAGTTCCTTGTGTTCCTCAAATTGGCTCTGTAGTATTCCCAGGTTTGCAATGATTACGGAACACTCAAAATCCGGTTTGTGTGTTCCTGTCCAACGGGAAAAACTAAAAGGAACACCGTAATTTAGGAAATCGTTATATGTTTGATCTACAAGAGTTAAATCAGGAACAATTAATAAACATGTCATTTTATTGCCGTTATTAACATAGATAGAGGAAAGTAAAGATGCAATAGTTAGTGTTTTACCACCACCTGTACCAACTTTAACAATACCTCTACCAAACAATAAAGCCTGTTTAACGGTTTCAAGCTGATAATCTCTTAATTTTAATTTTAAATTATCAAAAATATTTTGATTACTAAAAGAAGGTTTAACTACTTGTTTGATTTTATCATCATAAGTTACCTCAATTTGATAATTTGTTTTTATATGTTTTAAAATTTCATAGAACATTCCAGGGTCAAACAACCCGGTTGGAGTCATGCAATATATTCTGCTGTTAATAAACTTTCTACCAAACTTTCTCATAAAAAAAGCATTGTCGTTTTTTACACTAAAATGCTCTCTTATTTCATCAAACTTATCCCCTGTAAGTCTACATAATCGTCTGTTTGGTAAGTACTCAAAATGCATATTACATTTTTTATTTATATGCTATGTTGAAAAAGTCAAATTGGAACAATAAATAATAATACATGAAAGGCTTTTATGTATATGGGGTTTACGATGTTAATAATGTTATAAGATACATAGGTAAAGGCTCGGGCAGCAGATTACTTAATTCTGTTAAACAAAACCATAATAGAATTTTTAAAAACATAAATGTGAAGAATTTTAAAAGTAGCGTATTGTTTGATAACTTAACTGAATCTGAAGCATACGAAAAAGAAAAAGAACTTATACAAAAATATGGCAGGGTTATTACAAATACAGGTACTTTATTTAATATTACTGAAGGTGGTAATGGGGCTTACGGTGTAATGAATAGTAAATCAATAACTTTAAAGAATATAAAAACTGGGGAAATATTTACTTTTCAATCTCATAAAAAGGCTGCAGAATTTTTAAAATGTGATGTTTCATATATTGGTTCCCTTGCGAAAGGAAAATATAAACATATAAAAAGGACTTTTGTTTTACCTGAAACTAATAATATAAAGCCTGTAAAAATAATACGTTCAAAAAGTTTTTTATTAAAACGTTATAAACCAATAAAACTTTACGATAACATCAAAAAAGAATATCTACAATTTACAAGTCAAAAAGCAGTAAGTGTAAAACTTAATGTTAGTACAGGTGATGTAACTGCGTTAAAAAAGAACATTATTAAATCAATAAAATCTGGTAGATATTCTATGTTACCTTTAAAAAAGTGGAGATCAAAGAGTTTCTAATTTTATTATTTCTATGATATTCTTAATGTCGTAAGTAAGTGAAGATAATGTCTTTTCTGTCTTTTCTAAAAACTCTATTATTAACTTTTCATCGTTTATCTTAAAGTTAATATCTTTAACTATTTGTACATCTTGAGCAGATTTTTCAATTGCTACGTTTGATACCTTGACAGGTGATTGATACTGAATTTCTTGAGATGCTTTTTTAATTAGAGTATTTTTTTCATTCTCTAATTTCATTAAATTACGTTTATGGTAAATAAGTCTACTAGTCCAGTAATGCTTACGACCAGGTGATTTTAAAGAAGCATCCTTAATACTAAACTCATCTATCTTAAGGTCTTCTTTTAGTTCTTCTATGTACTTGTCTAATATATCCACTACTATAGTATAAATATAAATGTAAGAAAATCAATGAGTATATATCGTAAATTTTTTAAACGTGTATTAGAAAACGGTCCAGGATACATACCGTCTGCACCTAACACGGCTGGCAATGGCGGTGCTTTAGGTAATGCTCCTTCAATTGGAGCTGCTGGGTTGGCTTCAGGTACTCCAGGAACTGATACATATGCTACAGGGGATGCACGTATTCCAACATCCATTTTTGGTGGTAAAGTTATGAGAAGAAATAAGCCTGAAAAGTTGACAATAAGGAAAAAGGCTGTAAGTAAGAAGAAAAAATGACAGATTTAGGACACTGGACAACAAACATACCATATGATGATACTAAGTGCTATTTTGGTTTTATTTATCGCATCACTAATACGGTTAATGGCAAGATCTATTTTGGAAAAAAACAGATTACAAAAATTAAAAAACTCAAGCCCCTTAAAGGAAGAAAAAACAAAAGACACTTTGCAGGAGAATCAGACTGGAAAACTTACACGTCATCTTCCAATGAGGTAAATGCTGATATAGCACTATTGGGTAAAGATAAATTTAAATTTGAAATAATAAGGTTATGTGGCAGTAAATTTGAGTTAGCATATTTTGAAGCTAAAATACAATTTGAACACGACGTATTGTTAAAGGACGGTTTTTACAATGGAATAATAAACTGCCGTATAGGTAGAGCTCCCAAGGCGTTATTGGAACAGTTGCATAATGAGAGTAGATGCTACTGGAATTAAACAGATATAATTTAACTGTTTTGGATTTTAATGAGTTGTTTATAAAACAATATCAAATTGAAATCCTAGATCATCTATACAAATTTAAGCTTTTAGAAAAACCTTTAAATAATCAGGATGTTAGGAAAATATTCTATCATTGTTTAATTCACGGAATATGTGAAACTGTACTAGGTTACAATAAAAGTAAGCCTTTATTACTCTACAACAATACTCAATTGGATGATTGTATTATTAAAGAATACTATAAAGAAGAGGAACTATTAGAATTCTTTAATGCCTTCTTCTATAAACTTGATAAGATGTTACCTGTTAGAGTATATAAAAGCAAGTTTAATACCGTTTCTCTTAAAAATCTTATAGACATTAAAGATGCACGTGCTTCATTAGCAATTAACGGTATAGTAGAAAAGAACAAAGAATATCAACATAGAGAGTATACTTTTGAGAAGGTAAAGAGATTTAGTAAGAAATATGAATTAACGTTTCTCAATAACGATTATTTTAACAGGTTAAAAACTAAACAGATCTTAATCTAATAAATAATAGTATGGATAAGTTTACCAACCAAGCTAACAAAGTTATCAAGAATATTAAACCTGTTAAAAAAAGCGAAGAAAACGCTGAAGAACAAGATCCAGAAGAGAAAAAAATGGGCTTAGATAAGAAGACCATTGCAACTATTAACGTTGCATCTAAGTTAGCTACAAGACCTGGTAGAATGAATTTACCGTTTATTGGTGCACAAGCTCAAATGAACGGTGCTTATGGTAACTTAATGAAAGCAATGGCAAGTAAGATTAATAAAATCTCAGCTAATTTAAAATGAAGTTTTTAAAGATTATAGAAAATTATAAAAAAGGAAGACTTGTACTTGAGCAAGATGCTCCTCCTATGGATCCTAATGCAGCTGCAGCAATGCCAGCTGCACCTGCTAATCCAGTCCCTCCTACACCTGCTCCAGAAGAACCTCAAAAAGTTGACGTTCCTGCAAGTGTTGTTAGATTAGCAAGACTTTTAAAACAAGCTCTCATTATTAAAATGAGTGATGATGATATTGATTTTGTCAGTAATTTACCTGAAATTAACGAAAACAACGCAATTGAAATGGTTCAGCAAATGACACCAATTATGAAAAAATATTCAAACGTTGAAACAGATGAGGGTCAATTAGGACAAGAATAATGTATAAGTCTTTAGATACAGTCTATCTAAATCAAGTTTATAAACTGTTGCGTGAAGCAGCATTGCCTGCTACAGATGTTCCAGCAACAACTAAAAAACGTGGTAGACCACCAGGAGCTCCTAAACCGCCTCCTGCATCTTACGACTCAATAATTGAAAGTGTATTTCCAACTCCAGAAGAACAAGACAAATTACATAAAGTTGTTGGTGTAAAAATGCCAGCTAGTGGTGCCGGGGAGTTTCATATTACTAATAAAAACGACAAGTACGTTTGGGATATGTTGTATGAAAAAGGACCTTATAAAAAAGGTTCAACAGTACAAACAAAAGGTTCAGGTAATGCTGAATTAGCACTTTATTGGTTTTTAAAACAAGGTAACCGCGGTGTTACCGTTTCAGATAATAGAGATTCAAAAGGGTCTGCTGATTTACTGATAGGTAATATTGGTGTTGAAGTTAAGGCATATAATCCTTCAGATAAAGAAATAACAATTGGTAGATTTAGAGAAGCAGGTCAATTTATAGGTCAAAATAACAATATGGTAACAAATAGCATTTTAGGTATAAATGCCTTAATGTCAAAAATGTCATCATTTAATGAGTCAGGTGAAGAAAAGTATAAAAAACAAAAAATTTTAGCAGATAATGGTAATTTTAAATATGATGATTTTTTAGTTGCTTTTAATAAAGTAGATAGACTTTATAAGCTAATTAAATCTGATAGTCAGCTATTAGCTGAATTTGACTTATTTTCACAGTTAAAAGATAATATTGAAGAAGTATATAAAATTTTAGGGAACAAGCCAGGAGAAAATCTTTACCACTCTAGTGAAGATAATGCAAAACAATTATGCTTTAGAATTTTAAAGGCAAAGTTATTAGATAAACCAGGACCTGGCGGGTTCATAGTAAATTGTACAAAAGATGGTTTAATTCAATGGATGCAAGTTCCTGTAGGTTTAAAAGAAATGAAACGTTATCCAGAAGGATTTACCGGGCATGAAGTATTTGCTGTTGGTAGCCAATTGCATGTAAGAAAGGAGTTTTTTAAGTGAAACCATTTAAACAATTCTTTTTAACTGAAGGCGGTGCAGCAGGCCATATGGCACATCCTTTTGATTTACCTACTGTAAAAAATGGTAAAGATTTAATTAACTTTTTTAATAAAGCATTTACCGTAGTAAAGCGTAATAGAGGTTCCTTAAAAATTGACGGTATTAATGTTAGTGTCAAGTTAGTAGGGGTCAATACCGCTAAGCCTCAATTTGCATTGGATAGAGGTTCAATGAAACCTTTAGACGTGGAAGGCATTACTATTGATAAATTAGAAGCCCGTTTTGGTGCAGGTCATGGTATGATAGCTGCAGGACAAAAGACGTTAAACATTTTAAATGAGGCTTTACCTACTATTAAAGATGAATTAGATGAATTAGGGTTAACAAAAGACCCTAATCTTTTCTTTAATATGGAATTTGTACAAGGTAGAACAAATGTACTAAGTTACGATCATGATTTTCTTGCTATACATGGCATCAGTAGATTTGTTCAGGCTACACCAAATAGAAGAGAATCTGTAGAAGTAGAATATAATAAAAACGTATTAGTTTCTCTTATTAATAAACTTAATAAAGTAGCTAAAAATCATAACTTTAAAATATACGGCGACGTATTAGTCACAGTAAAGGGAACTCCAAATTATAACAGAGTATTACAACAGCCTTTTACTTTTATTAAAGCTGGTAAAAAGTACACTGAACCGTTGGGCGTTACTTTAAAGAAAGCAGTAAATCCTTTTAATGCAAAAATTAAATTAGCAGGTGGTAAAACAGTAGGCGCTTTAAGTAAAGAAGTTTACGTTAATGTACTAAACGGGTTACCAATAGAAAATTTTGTTAAAGATGTTAAAGACTATACAATGGCGGTGGATGGTGCTGTTATATATCATTGTACTAGATTATTAGGCGTTGAACTATTAAAAACACTTGGCAGTGAAATGGGTGAAGCAGACAAACATGAAGGTGTTGTGCTGAGAGACAATTCACTAGCTCCAGTGCCAGTTAAAATTACAGGCGATTTTATTGTTAAAGGTTTAGAGTCAGGATTTAAACGCACTTCAACCACCACACCTACCATTGGTACTGATGAAGATGATGAAAATTTAAATTCACCATATGATAGAGAAAAAATGGTTTATTTTGATCCAGGTTTTGGAGATGAAGGTAGAACATTAACACCTAAAATTTCTACATTTAATGAAGTTGCTAGCATGGCAATAGGTCATGTTGGAACAGTGGTTAATAAACTAGTAGTAATTTACCCAGGACGTTTTCAACCTTTTCATTTAGGTCATGCTGCAGTTTATAATAAAATAAAACAAGAGTTTCCAACAGCTGACGTTTATATAGCAACGTCTGGTAAAACCAATGACGTTGATTCACCTTTTACTTTTAAAGAAAAATTACAAATGATAGTATCAAGTGGTATTGATCCATCTATTGTACAGGAAACAAAAAACCCTTACGTTGCTAATGAAATAGTTGGTAGATATAACAAAGAACATACTAAAGTAATTTTTGCCGTAGGTAAAAAAGATATGGAAGGTCCTGATGCTAGATTTAAGTTCGGTAATAAAAAGGATGGTAGTCCAAGTTATTTCAGACCATTTAAATCTGTTGATGAATGCAAGCCTTTAGGTATGCATGGTTACGTTATGGTAGCACCTACTGAAAACTTTAAAGTTAATGGCAAATCAGTACAAAGTGCAAGTCAGATAAGAGAGATGTATAGAAAAGCTAATGATGCTCAAAGAAAGCAAATCATAACAGAACTATACGGTAAATTTAGACCAGAAATTTATAACCTCTTTAATAAAAAGTTAGCTTAATTGCTTGGTAATTCTGTAAACATCTCAGGCTCTTGATCGTCTGGATTTTCTGTCTCTACTTCAACTTCTGGTTCAGATTCTTGAGCACCTCTGTATTTCATTACGTCAAAAACTGTTTCAATGTAGTCAGCAGCTAATGTTAATTTAGCAGCTTCCCATGCTTCCAATTCTACCCCGTGATTATGCATCATATCAAACATTTCAATTGCTTTGTCAGCTACGCTTAGTAACTGTGTCTTAGCCATTGAAATTGCTTCATCTTCATGAGAATCTTCTTCATCTTGAGAAGCAGGCCCAACGGTAGGTGTTTCAGGTACTTCACCTTTCATTGAAGCTACTGGAGATCTTGGAATCTTAGGTGAGTTATTACCAACATTGTTAATACCTTGTATCTGGCTAGGTGTACCTTCACCAGTATTGGCTACAGAACCTGCTTCATTGATAAGTTTGTATTTGCTATAAATGTCGTTTTTATCGGAACCTGATATTCTCATACTATTATTTATAAATATAAGTATGAGATTTGATGATTTAGTTCAGGAGATTCTAAGTGAGTCATATGCTTGGCAGCGTAAAGCAGGTAAAAGCCCGTCTGGTGGTTTAAATCGTAAGGGCATTGCAAGCTATCGTAGACAGCATCCTGGTAGTCATCTATCAATGGCTGTTACCACTAAGCCAAGTAAACTAAAGCCTGGTAGTAAAGCAGCAAAAAGACGTAAAAGCTTCTGTGCTAGAATGAAAGGTAATAAAGGTCCAATGAAGAAACCTAACGGAGAACCTACTAGAAAAGCACTTGCCTTACGTAAATGGCATTGCCATTAACATAAATATTAGTATGCCAGCTAAATCAGAAAAACAGAGAAGATTCTTCGGTGCAGTAATGAGTGCTAAAAAGCATAAAAAAGGTGTATCTGGAGCTGCCGCTAAAGCTGCTAAAGGAATGACAACAAAACAGATTAAAGACTTTTTACATACTGAAAACAACACTTTTAAAGACTTCTTTCCATTGTGGGAAATGAAATGTTGGAAGGGTTACAGAAAAGTAGGAATAAAGAAAAAGGGTGATAAGATGGTTAATGACTGTCGCCCAGTTAAAAAAAAAGTAAGTGAGTCATTTTTAACTACTGCTGAGCCTGGTACATACAAAATACTATCAAATTTCAGTGAACTTCCAGACAACCCTCCTCATGGTTTCTGGGTTACAAAACAGGGTAAAATTATAGCAATTCCTTCAATACACGGGCATGAAGAGGCTTTAAAACAATTATTTCCTGATATAAAAGGAAGGTTTGGAAGTGATTTAAAGATGGATGCACTAAAAAAAGGATTTATACGTATGGGTAAAATGAATGATGGTAGATATGAGTTAGATTATCATCCGTTGTATACCAGTAAACAGGCAGTAAAAACAGCAAAAGATATAGCTTCATTATACAATATGGGTGTTAAAGACGATTTTGGAATATATTAAGAGAGGTAGTTGATTGCACGGTTCTATGTTATAAAATATAACGTATGAACGATAATATTACATCTATTGCAACAAACTTTGCTACGTTTCAAGAAGAGATTACAAAGTTTATGGAAAAGGACAACGCTTCTGCAGCTGCTCGTGCACGCAAAGCTTTACTTGAAATTGGCAAGTTAACCCGCACATTACGTAAACAGATTCAAGAACGTAAAAAAGAACTTAAAGCTAAAGCTTAATCATATTCAATAAATAATTGAGTGATATCATTCAAATTATTTGTTGAAAGAGCTTTAGGTCTTATTGAAACTGTAAAGTTTAAAGACGTTGGTCCCGTTGCTGCTAAAGTTGATAGCGGTAACGGGGCTTATAATGTATTACATGGTGTAAACATTCAAAAGCATAATGATGGTATTACATTTGATACTGTAGGGGGTAAAAAGCTCTTTAAAAAAGTAAAAGAGTATATTGATATTAATATTGGTTCTGGGAATATAGAAAAAAGACCAGTTGTTACTTTTGATATAACAATTGGCAATAACCATTACCCAAACACGCCCTTCTCTATTGCAGATAGGGCTCAGAACGAACAAAAAGTCCTTATTGGTAAGGACTTTATAACTAAGCTAGGTGGTTTAGTAGATGTTACTAAAACTAATAATATTAGTAAGCCTACTTCTTCAGATCTCTCTCAGCTGAAGCAATAAAATCGTAAAACTCTTTACGACATTCTGGTTCATTCATAAAGTCACCAGATAGTTTAGAAGTAATCATTGCACAACCGTGATGTTTAATGCCTCTATGGCAAGCACAGGTATGAGATGCTTTTACAACTACTGC